GTGTTTCGCAACTGCTCGATGCGCGGGCGCAGTTCGCAGGCGCGATTTTTGACGGTCGGCACGAACGGCGTGCGCAACATCGTATTTGATGGCTGCGACTTCGAGAATTTGTCGCAACTGATGATCCAGAACAACGCGGCAGTTGCGCCGCGTATCTCGCTCATCAACGGCACGCGCCTGAAGTCGGTAACGACCGGCATCGATGCACGCGGGCCTTGTACGGTCATTCTCGATTCGAGCGAGTTCGACACGATCACAAACGGCGTGGTGCGGCCCAATACCAACGCCATCACGGTCGAAGTCCACGAACGCGCCTGCACATTCACGGGCGCATCGGCCATTACGTGCGTGGCACCTGGGCAAGCGGTCCCGAAGTCGCTGACGCTGCCGGTAGACATCGGCGCGACCGGCATCATCAAGAGTGCCGGGGGGCTTGCCTACAACACAGGGGCCGGGCGCGGCACGGTGGCGCAGAACCGCGCCGTGACGTGCAACGGCACGAACTGGGTTCAGGTCGATACGCCTGCCAACGTGTTCTAGACGACGAACCATCCGCCTAACCAAAGCCGCCTAGCGCGGCTTTTTTTTACGCCCACGGCTAGCGCATAGCCGGTCCCCCTTGGAGTGATTCCATGACCGAAGACGTATCGGGCGCGCAGCCCGAGGGCGATGTATTGCCCGAAAACGCGCAGACCGCCGAAGAGCAACACGCGGACCCGGCACCCGCAGAGCAGCAGGAAGACAGCAAGCCGAAAGTCGATCCGGCAGAACGTCGCATCAATCGCCTGACCGCTGAGAAGTACCGCGAGCGGGCGCGGGCTGAGGCAGCAGAACGCGAACTTGCGTATCTGCGGCAACAGCAGGCGCCACAACAGCAGCAGGCGCGAGACGACGGACCGCCGAAGCTCGAGCAGTTCGACAGCTTCGACAGGTATTTGGAAGCCCGCGACACTTGGGTGACGGATCGCGCCACGCGAAACGCCGCCGATGCCGTCAACGGGCACCTGACGCAACGTCAGCAGGCCCAGATGCAGCAGCAGATGCAGGAGCAGTTTTCCACGCGTCTGCGCGAATTCCAGTCGAGCACGCCGGACTTCGAGGAGGTCATCGAGAGCGGGGATTTAATCCCCACGCCCGCCATGACACACGCGATTTTCGAGTCCGACATCGGACCGCGCATCGCCTACTACCTCGCGCAACACAGCGAGGAAGCGCAGGCGATCACGCGCATGTCTCCCACTGCCGCACTCCGTGCGCTCGGACGCATCGAGGCAAAGCTCGAAGCCGAGCCGGTCAAGAAACCTGTTTCCGCTGCCCCCAAGCCTGTCGAGCCCGTTGGCGGCAAAGGCTCGGCGTCGAAAGACCCGGACCGGATGAGTACCGACGAATGGCTGGCAATGAGGGCGGCACAAGTTAGGAATCGTTAATCATGGCAAACACTCTCCTCACTCCGACCGCAGTGACCCGCGAATCTGCGCGCATCCTGCATCAGAAACTCAATTTCGTCGGCGCGTGCGACCGTCAATATGACGACTCGTACAAGAACGGCGGCGCAACGGTAAAGGGCAAGTTCGGCCCCACCCTGAAAATCCGCATGCCGAACGAGTACACGGTTCGCACGGGCCTTACCATGTCCGCGCAGGACACCAGCGAAAGCAGCGTCGATTTGACGGTTTCGACCGTGAAGGGCGTTGACATGTCTTTCACGTCGTCCGAACTCGCGCTTTCGCTGGACGATTTTTCTTCGCGGATCATCGAGCCGGCAATGTCCGTTCTTGCCTCGGCCATCGAAGCGGACGCGTTGAGCATGTATCAGGACGTTTACAACCTGGCGGATGGCGATACCGTTGCGTTCGGTTTCAACAGCGTTTCCGACGCAACGACGGGCCTGACGAAAATGCTTGCTCCGCAAAGTGATCGGTTCATGACCATGACGCCGGACCACTGCAACAAGTTCCGCAAGGACACGAAGGGGCTGTTCCACGACGGCGACAACATCAAGCAGCAGTACCGCGAGGGGATCATCGGCCGCACCTCCGGCTTCACCATGTACGAGAACACGCTGCTCGTTCCGCACACCACGGGTACCGCCGCGAAGGTCTCCGGCTATCTCGTCAATGGCGCATCGCAGACCGGATCCACGCTGGTTGTCGATACCGGCACAACCACGTTTCTCAAGGGCGATGTGATTACCATTGCCGGCGTGTTCCGCGTGCATCCCGAGACGAAGGCGACAACCTCCGACCTGCAGCAGTTCGTGGTTACTGCAAACAGCGGCGCGTCTGCGACCTCGCTTGCCATCTCTCCGGCGATCGTTACCTCCGGGGCGAAGCATAACGTGTCCGGGTCGCCTGCAGACAATGCGGCGATCACCAAGGCCGGCGCGGGCGCAAGCGAAACCCTGATCCAATCGCTCGCGTTCCACAAGAGCGCGTTCGCATTTGTCACGGCTGACTTGCCGCTTCCGGACGGCACCGATTGGGCGCGCCGTGAAGTGGTTGATGGCATCAGCGTCTCGCTTGTCCGCGACTTCAGCATCTCGGACCGTTCTTTCCCCTGTCGTCTTGACGTGCTGTACGGCTACAAAGCGGTTCGTCCGCAGTTGGCCTATCGCGTGCACAACGACGGCTAAGCAGTAGGCATTTCGGGGCGGAGAAATCCGCCCCATTTCTTTTCACTCGCAGGGGCAGCGATGCAGAAATATTTCAACACCGCAGCGGACAAGGAAGGGCGCGCAATACAAAGCGCCTCCGTCTTCGTCTATGAGGCCGGGACATCGGTTCTTGCCACCCTGTATGAAGACAACGGATCGACGATTACGACGAACCCGGTAACGACCGATTCAAACGGCCTGTTCGAGTTTTACGCAGACGACGGGCGCTACGACATCGCCATCGTCAAGCCCGGTTATGCCACGGTCAATATCATCGATTTGCTGCTTGACGACACGTCGAGCGGCGGGCTGTCTGGTACAGGCATCATGCTCACCGGCACGGGCGGCAGGATCAAGGGCAACTTCACCGCAGCCGCATTGATCGACCGTCACTGTATTCAGACGACGACTGCGAACGGCATTACCAACGTTCCGATTATCCCGGATGGCACAGGGGGCCAGTCTGGATTCTCGGTGCATAACGCATCCGATCCGGATAACGCCGGATATGGTCAAGTGGCAATTGACGCGACGAAGGTGGCGTTTGTCAGCAGCAAGAAGGGAACCGGAACACATCTCCCGGCGCAATTCTTCACCAGCGATTTGCAGCGACTGGAGATCGACGTGAACGGCAACATCGCACCGGGCACGGCGGCGCTTGCCACCAATGCAACCAGCGGCTTTATCTACATGACGACATCGGCCGGTGCGCCGTCTGGCGTGCCGACGGCCAAGACCGGGCGTGTCGCCTTCCACTACGACACCACGAACAACCGCTTTTACATCTACAACGGCGCCTGGCGTTCGGTGTTGCTGTCATGACGATCATTCTCTCCGGCACCGGCCGCACCGTAACGGTCGGAAACCTCATCCGCCGCGCGCTGCGCCTGATCCGCGTGATCGGCGAGGGCGAGACGCCGAGCGCGCAGGAGTACAGCGATTCCGTCGAGGCGCTTAACGCCATGCTGGACTCGTGGCGCAACGACAGGCTGACGATCTACGCTATCAAGGCGCACGATTTCACACTGACCGGCGCGGCTTCCTACAGCATCGGCCCGGCGCAGACCTTCGATACCGTCACGCCGGTCAAGGTCGATGGCGCCCGCTACACGACCGGCGGCACCGAATACAGCGTCGAGGTGATCGAGCAGCCGCAATGGGCGGCGATTGCGGTGAAGGATCTCGCCGGCAGCCTGCCGAGCGTCGTCTATTTCGAGCGCGGATCGCCGTATGGCCGCGTCTCCCTGAATCCGGTCCCGTCATCCGGCACGCTGACGCTGGACCTGCGGCAGCCGTTCGACAACTACAGCAATGTGGCTGACGAGGTGCGCTTGCCGGCCGGTTACGAGCAGGCGATTGCCTTCAATCTCGCCGTCATGCTGGCGCCGGAGTTCGGCAAGGAAGCCACGGCGACGGTATTCAAGATTGCCGACGACAGTCTGCGTGCGCTCAAGCGCATCAACTCGCCGCGCCCGGTGGCGTGCATGGAAATCGGGCACTTGGGCGCGCGTGCCTACTACGACATTACGAGGGGTGAATGATGTCGATGATGTCGGACTTCTTCAAAGACAGCGGCTACGGCAACTATTACCAGGGCAGCGCGAAGAACACCAGCGGGCAGTGGTATGACCCTGCCAACTACGGCGGATTGAAGGCGTTTGATCCGAACAAGCCCAACGATCCGGGCAGCATCGGACCCGGCGCCTATGGCCGCGCCTCGCTGGGAAACTGGCTCGGCAACTTCTCGGCGATGCCGGCCGATGGCGGCGCGCAGCGTGCCGTCAGCCCGCTGACTGCGCCCGGAAATTGGCAGACAGGCGGCGGTCAAAACTCTTATGACGCAAACCCACTTAGCCCAATGCCGACGTTGCCAGCGTGGGCAACCCAAGGGACACCGACCCGATGGGAAGAGCTGGTCGCAACGGGGCAGGCTCCGAAAACAAATACAAACATACCGGTTCCTGCTGTCGCAGGCGGCATGCAGCGCGTGCTGTCCTACGGCAACGCACGGCAAGCCGGGCAGGTCGTGCAATTGCCGCAGTCCGCCTATGCCTACACGCTGGCAGACCTGTTGCGCAATTACTACGCATGAAGACGCAGTTCCTCGGCGGTGCGTATGTGGCACGAAGCTCGAACGCGGCGGCGAATCGTCTGGTCAATGCCTATCCGGAGCAGATACCGGAAGGCGGCAAGGAACCGGCGGCGCTGATCGGATGCCCCGGCCTGCGGCGCATGTACTACCTCGGCGAGAGCGTCGGCATTCGCGGCATGATCGCCGGGTCGGATGGGAAGTTCTACGCCGTGGCCGGGAACCAGTTGTGGCAAGTGACAGTTGCATTCGGCGGCGCGACGGCGGTCGGCACGTTGAACAGCGGTAGCGGCCCGGTTTCGATGGCGGACAACGGCACGCAGCTTGCCATCGTCGATGGCGTTGCCGGCTACACATGGACGTTCGGCACGTCGACGTTCGCCACGATTTCCGATCCGGACTTTCCCAACGGCTGCATGCACATCGCCTATCAGGACACTTACGGGATCGTCGTCGATCCGGGCACTCAGACCTTCAAAATATCGGCGTCGAACGATTTCACGTCATGGGCGGCGCTGGACTTCGCGGCAGCAGAGGGCGACCCCGACAAGGCGCTGGTTCCGCTTGTCGATCACCGCGAGCTGTGGATCTTCGGCGAGGTCTCGACGGAAGTGTTCTACAACTCGGGCAACGCCGATTTCCCATTCGAGCGCGTGCAGGGCGGCTACATCGAACACGGCATTGCCGCCGTGCATTCGGCCGTCAAGTTGGACAACTCGGTGTTCTGGCTGGCGAAGAACAAGACCGGCGGCGCCGTCGTGTTGCGCGTCGTCGGCTATCAGCCGCAAATCATCAGCACGCATGCCGTCAGCTATGCCATCGAGCAGTACGGCGACGTATCGGACGCCTACGCCTACGGCTACCAGCAGGAAGGCCATGCCTTTTATGTGCTGGTGTTCCCGTCTGCCGGCGCCTGTTGGGTGTTCGATGCCGCCACCTCGCTGTGGCACGAGCGCGGCGGCTTCGCGGATGGTGAATACACGGCTTACCCGGTTTCGTGTCACGCGTATTTCGGCGGCAAGAACCTTGTCGGGCACCGCGACAACGGCCGCATCTACACGCTCGAGCTTGACGAGTACGACTACGACGACCAGCCGCGCAAGGTCTTGCGCTCGTGGCGGATTCCGTTCAACGAAGAAAACGAGGTCGAGACGAACGAGCTTGTCATCGGCATGGAAACCGGCGTCGGCATCACGACCGGGCAGGGCAGCGACCCGCAGCTTATGTTGCGCGTCAGCAAGGACGGCGGGCATACCTGGCCCGTCGAACGATGGGCGCCGGTCGGCAAGATCGGCGAGCGCGGGCGCGGTGTGCGCTGGCGTCGCGTGGCGTGTGCGGCCGATACCGTGCTCGAGGTATCGATCACCGATCCGGTCAAGGTCGTCATGACGGGCGCCTACATGGACGGTAAGGCGCTGTGAGTCGTTACAGCGCACCGGTTCGCAACCCGGACTTGAACAGCAAGGAATGGCAGCAGTTCTTTGCGAAGTTCAAGATTTCCGAGGGCGAATTCACGCCGGCATTCACCAACCTGACGATTGGCGGCGGCGTTGGCGACGTGACATACAAGGGGCGCTATTTCAAGTTCGGCGCCCGCGTCTGGTTCACAGTCGAAGTGCTGACCGGCGGCGCCAAGACGGTTGCCAGTACGGCGGCAAGCACCTACTTCCTGCCGCCTTTGACGATCGCGCAGGACAACATCTGTGCAGCGGTCAATTCTTCCGGCGCGCTCTCATACGGCAACGGAATCATTGACAAGTCGCAGGCGCGCATCTACCCGCCGACATGGGCGGCGACGGCGGCCGACGTGCTTATCTCCGGTTGGTACGAAACCACGTTTTAGGGGCATTCATGGCGATCAATAATGCAGGCTCTGCGTTTAGCAATCCGTGGTGGAGTGCGCAAAACATATACAAGGAGCCGCAGTGGAATTCGTTCACATCTAAATTTCAAACTGTAGAAGATGGGTTTTATGCGGACCCGTCTGGCAGGAAGACGTTTAGCGGGAAACCGCTGCCGTATTTTGCCAAAAACATGTTCCAGCGCGGAATCAACCTGTCTGGTGAATCTCCCGGGGATGGCACCGAAGCGGAGGGCACCGAAGCGATTTTAAATTGGGATATGCCGTTTTCCGGGAAGCCGCTTTATGAATGGGCTGCGATGGACCCGTCGAAAGTGGACTTTGCAGCCCTTGACCCGGACCTCGCAAAACTCCCGGCAGATATTCAGCAGGCAATCCGAAACGATTGGGATAACTACCTGCTTGGACAGGCCGGAGGACTGAATTTGGGGGGTCCGTCCGGGCGGGGCGACCTCTGGGAATATATTCCGCATGGTTATGAGCCTGTGATGGCCGGAAAGCATGGAGACCCACTAAGAACGCATGGCAAGTATTCGTGGAGAAGTTTGAACGGTGCGCAATATCTGCCGGGAGTCGGTCTGATCCTACCATCAAAAAATTACAGAGATGGTGGTACTACGTTCCTGGACAAACTTATTCCGGCGGCAATTCTGGCCTTGGGCACGGCGGGTATCGGGTCAGGCATCGCCGGGGCAGCCGGCCTGTCGGGGGTGGCAGGGCAAGCGGTTGGTGGAGCGATCGCAGGTGGCGTCGCGGGCGGTATCAACGCCGGAATGAACGATACGAATCTTCTCGCCGGGATCGGGCGGGGCGCGCTGTTCGGAGGACTCGGCGGTGCGGCAAAAGGCGCGTTTATGGGCGACGGCGGACTGGGTAGTGCGGGCGGCGGTGGAGGCGGTGGAGGCGGAGGCGACCTCGGTGGGGGGCTGAGTCTCAATTCTTCCGGAACGGGGCTGCAGTATCCGACGTTCGACCCGACGACGCAGCTTCCTGACACGCTGGGCTCCGGCGTTACCACGCCCGATTCGTTTTTCCCGACGTTCGACGCGGAGACGCTCAATCTTCCCGAGTTTCTGACGTCGCAGACGGGTTACGGGCTCAACCCGAACACGGCCGGTACGGGGCTTCGCCTGCCCACAACCCCCGGATTGGGGACGATGGGGAATGCGCAAGGGCTGACGTTGGACGTTCCTGATGGGACGCTGAGTCAGGCCGGGCTCGTGCCGTCGGGCAGTTCCTTGTACGCCCCGACGAACCTGCCTTATGACGAGGCCAACTACATCTCCAACCCCTTTACGGCCAATCCCGATCCCGTAGTTTCCAACCCGGGGCCGGAGCAGTCTACGCTCGACAAGCTGACGAACGGGTACAAATCCCTCCCGCCCGGACTTCAGAGCACTATCGAACGCCTCGGGGCGCCGCTCGTCGCGAACGCCATCGAGACGATTCTCGGTGGTGGGGGCGGCGGGGGCACTACCGGATTGGGGGTAGGGACAACGCCGGACTACAACACGGACCCCGGTACGGGGCTTGAGCCCGGCGACTTGTCTGCGTACCTCCCGTATGGGATCGGATGGCGTGGCATGAAGGGCGACAAGGCGAAGAAGTATTCGAAGCGGAAGGCCAGCGCAACGGCTTCGCCTAACTTCGAGGAAGATCGGTACGGCGTGATGAAGATCGGGCAGAAGCGCGTTCGGGCGCAGAAACAATCGACCAAACCGGGGCGGACGTATGGCTAGTTTTCTCGACTTCGTCAGCGACGTTTTCGACGGGGATAGCGTCTGGGGCAAGATCGCACAGACGGCCATCCCTGCCGTTGCGACGTCGCTGCTCGTCAAAAAACCGAAGATCGCGGACTCGTCTAGCGCGATTTCGCTCGACATGTACAAGCGAATGGCCGATCTTGCTGAGAAGCAGGGCGCGCTGACAGACATTCAGAAACAGGTTCTCCTGCAGCACTACCTCCCGATGGCGATCGGTAACGCGAATCGAGCGCAGTCTGTCGGTTCCGGGGCGGACCTCGAGACGTACATTGGGCGAGCAGGCGCTGACGCAGATCAGGCGAACGCAAACGTTCTCGCCAACTACGATCGGCAATACGCCTCTACCGGTGGGCGCAAAACGGACCCGTCGTACCTCGCTACGCGGGCGTTGATCGAGTCGAAGGCTGTACCGAACAAGATTCATGCGATGAATACGGCGGGTATGCAGCGCGAAGAGTACGGGGATCGATTGCGCGCGAGCGCGCTCGGCGGGCTGCAAACGAACCCGAACTACCTCGCCGGCGCAGGCACGCTTGGCGGAGCTGCGGGCGGAATCAGCGGGGTCGGTAGCGGCGCCATGCAGAACTACCGGCAAGAGGTTGCCGACACGATGGCTGCGTTCAAGGAGCCGTGGCAGATCGCCGCTGCGGATCGACAGAAGACGCAGGATCGACAGGACGAGTCCGCATGGCGTGACGCGATGATTAAGGCAGTGTCTGGTAGGGGGTATTCATGAGCGGCTTCCTTCAGGGGGTAGGCGTCGCCCTTAATGCAGGTAAGGACATCGAACGTCGCGATCGGCAGGATCGCATGGCGGCGATGGAGGAGTCGGACGCGCGGCGGCGGCAGTCGCTAATGAAAATACGACAGGCGGCAATCATAGAAATGCTCCGTCGGCAGCAGGAACGGGAAAGCGGGGCGCAAGGCGGGGCCAAGTTCGGTGGACTGTACGACGACGCGAAAAACGGCGGGGACCTCCCTAGCGTGTTCGGCGAACCGGTTCGCCCCACGACCTCGTTGGACGAAATGCTGCTTCTCGGGCTTGCCCCGCGCGCCGAGCCTGCGATCGGGTTGCGCATGCGCGGTGGGCAAGGGCTGGTTCCCCCTCCGGGGTTCGCTGACGGCGGTCCGGTTCGCGGTCCGGTTCGCGTGCCGGCCTCGGCTCCCGTGGGAGTCGTAGCTACCCCTCCCGGTACCGCCGGGTTCTCGCCGGCGGCAGGGGCGATGCCGCCGTGGATTCAAGGGTACCGCGGCGGTGGGCCGGTGCGGGATTTGCGCATGATGCGCGTAGACCAGATGACGGGCGCCCCGCCTGCCCCCGCGTATCCCGAGCCGCAGGCGGGTTCAACCGGAGGACTCCCGATGGACGAGGTAATGGCTCGTTTCCGCGGTGTTCCGGTCGAAGCGGTTCGTGCAGAGCGGGAGCGCAAGCTGCAGGATGCGCTCCGTAAGCGTGGGGAAGTCCGCGGGCCCGGGACGGGTACGTCAGATTCGATTCCAGCGCGGTTGTCGGATGGCGAGTACGTCATTCCCGCCGAAGTGGTGCGGCGCAAGGGGACGGACTTCTTCGATAAGTTGTTGAACGAAAGGAAGAAGTGATGGCCGGTTCAGACTATCTGGCGGAGTTGGCTGCGGACCCACAAGTAGCTGCTGACCGCGCGGCTATGCTCAATACGGTTGAGAACATGTGGGCGGCGGGGAAAGATATTGCCACGCTCCCCGGACGGGGGCTGCTTGGCGCGGCGAACACGGCTATCGTTCGTCCAGCTCGAGCCCTCGGGGTACCCGTTCCGTACATACCCGACGTAGCCCCGGGTAACTTCCGTAGCCCTACGCCCTATATGGACGAGCTTCGGGCTAAGCGCGCGACGCCCGCTACGGGGACGGCGGTTCAGGATTGGCGAGCTGGTGAGCGGGCTTCGTACACTGACCCTGCGGTACAGGCGGCGCCGGTCGCACAACCGAAACCGAAGGCGACTCCGGCGATGACTGCTGCGCTGTCGACTTCGACGCCCGCGCCGGCGGTTCCCGACGCGACGCCTACCCAACAGGCCCGGTTCAAGGAGCTGGCTACAAAGCCTATTCGAACTGAGTACGATAACCAGGCGGCAATGATGCACGATCTGTTTGTTATGCTCGGTGCCGCGGGGGATTTCGAAGGGGCAATGCAAGCTCGTACGGCGTTTATGACGGCCCACGGGGGGCGTAACAAGGCGCAAGCTGAGATGGCGCTGAACGCGCTCACCGGTGGCGACATCGAGCCGGCGATCGCTGTCATGAATCATACGATCCCGAACGGGCGGCAGATTGTCGGTTACAGCGCGGACTCGGACGGCAAGAAATTTACGTTGCGGTATTCCGACGGGCAGTCGGAAGATACGACCCGCGAAGCTATCGGGCAAGCCATGATCGGCATGCGCGACCCCGACGTTTGGGCGAACATCCTGAAATCGCGCGAAACGAAGAAGGCCGAGCTGGCCGGACAGACGCAGCTCAAGGCGTACGAGTACGGGCTCAACGTCTCGAAGGCACAGCTCGAGCACGCACTGAATGTACAGCGGGACTCGCTGAAAATTCTCGGCGAAGCCGACTCGAAGGTGTGGTTGAAGCAGAACGGGTACGACGAGAAAGACCCGACGGTACGC